ACGCAGAATCTGGCCGCCGTTGACGAAGTCGCCGGCGAGAATGAATCCCTCGGGGATAGCGGGCGTTACGGCGATGCGCTTGCCCCACAGGTTCGCGTTCGGCATGACGGCCTGGATCTCGGGGCTGACGAGACCAGAGTTGTTGCCGTAGTCGGCGCCGAACGGCGAGCCACCGAAGAACTGGCCGTTTGCGTCGGTCCAGGTCCGCAGAGTGAACCAGTCGGCAGGGTTCATCACCACAGCAGTCGGCTCGAAGAACGTGTTCACACGGATGTCGGTCAGCATGGCCAGGATGCCTATCGCGATCTGTGAACCTGTTGCGGTGTTGCCCGATCCGATCAGACGGCCAGGAGTGACCGAGGAGATCGTCGCGGTCGACGTGCCCAAGCCCGGGGTGCTAGCGGTGGGCCACACCAGGTTAGAGATCGCGGCCTGCGCGCTCGACGTCTGCTGGAACTGTGTCGAGAACGACAGCAGCCCCTCCACGCCGGGGTAACCGTTACCGGCGAGGATCTGCACCTCTTCCTGACGCGACACACCTTGCGCGGCGCGCTTCTGGACGAGACCCAGGAAATAGCGCGAGTCCTGCACCATCTGGTCAGAGACCTTGATCATGTTGCCGACGTCGCCGACCTGCGCGTTGTGCCGCGAGATCTTGTTCGTGCTGTACGGCAGCGTCTGGCCTTCAGAGACGGGCGCAGAGTTGTTGTTCCACAGCTGCTCACGAACGAAGGACACGATCGGCGAGTTCGTCGGGAACGACGGAAACAGGCTAGCGACGATGTTGTCGAACCAGCGCAGCTCGAGGATGCCGGGAATGAACTGCGGCAGCACATCCGGCCCCGCAGTACCAGGTAGGAAGTACTGGCCGTCTGCGATCTGTGAACCGGCGACAGTGTCGTACGCGTTCTCACCCATCATCCCGGTGTCGCCCTGAGACTTCAGGCCGAACTCGAAGTTGTGCGATGTGCCTACGGCTCCGCGCTTCTGGAAGCTGGCCTTCATCTGCGCGTACGCTGCGCTGAACTCCTTGCGGGTCATCGGCAGCGGCTCGCCGGAGTCGACTGACTTGCGCTCGATGTCGTCTGCGTTCTTCTGAGTCATCTGTTGGAGCGCGGCGTCCTGGTTGGCCATGAACCGGCCGGCCTGGTCGAACGCTTTCAACGTGGTTTCGATCTGACCCGACTCTTCAACGGCCTTGTCGATGAATGACTTGTACTCGGCGGCGGTGATCGTTCCCGCCTCGAGGTCGGCTGTTTTGGTGCCGACTTCGCCCTTCAGATCTAGGGCGCGCTTTTTCAAGCTTTCTGGATTCATGCTTCTATGCCTTTCGGGCAGCAAGAAGCCCCGCAATGGGGCTGATTATTTGAGCGGTGCGCCTATATGCCTGTGAGGCCCAGTTGCACCATGAGGGCTTTCGCCCGCGCCACATCGTCAGGAGAGGCGGTCGAGGCCGTAGTCTCGGCTTTCGTCTCAGCTGATTCGGATGGCAAGCTTCTGTTGCTGGGCGCCAAAACGCCCGGTGTCGCGGTTGGGTCGCTATACGGCATTCCGTTGCCTAGCTTCACCGCGATCTGATGGACACCGCACCGCAACTCATAATCACAGTCTTTGTGCTGGTTAGCGTCATCATCAAGGGAGTCGTTCATGAACATGTCGGAGACTGCCTCCATGTTGGAGGGCTCGTAGTTTGCTGCTTTGCGGATAACGTCCTCAACGCATTTCTCTATGCGCGCGACTTGTTCAGGCGTGAACGCTTCCTCTTTAGCCTCTTTGACTTCGAGGACTTTCGCCTCGGGGTTGGCGGGGACCGCAACGAAGGCCCCGTTCAGCAGTTCGCGGCATGGCTTGCCGTTTTTCTGGTTCTTCACCGGCCGGAACGCGACCGAAACGGAGTCGATATGGCCTTCTTTCACAAGAGCCCGGACAGCTTGCCCATGTGGGGTTGAGGCGAACGTCCCCCGGACCTGTAGCTGCCCTTCGTCGTTGATGAAGGGCTTACCCGACCCGACACAGGTGGCGACGGACATTCCGTGGTCGGAGTCGAAGTTAATTTTGTCCGGGAGCGGCTGCATCCATTCGTCGGGGTGCAGTTCGTCCCCATCGCGGTCTAGGGCTTTCGTGGAAAGGATTACGTCGAACTCGCCGTGTTTCGATGTCGAATCGTTAACTGGCGTAACAGTTCCGGTGGCTTTAGTCACCACGTCCATAGCTAAGCCGCTTTCTCTAACATCAGGTGGTAGGCCCTCGCGATCTCTATCTCATCGCCGGGGTTAGCAATCAGGAGGGCTCGCGCCGCATCGTCCAGGGGTTGACCGCTGCCAACTCTGCCCTGGAAATGACTGAGGTAGCTTTTCCGGGGACCACCCCCGCCGCCGGCAGGCGTTGTCGAAACCTGATCGCCGCGCGGACTATCCGTAGGCGCGGCCTCAATAGCCGCCCGCGCTGGGGGGGTGTCCAAGGGAACCAGTTGCTGCTGGTGGTAAAGCTTCGCGGCGGCGGGATCGCCGCTGACACCCAGATCGAACTCTGGTCGCACTTCGTCGATTGATTCGACACCGCGATCTAGTAGCATTCCGTGGGCTTGCGCTCGTTGCAGAAGGTCGCCGCGCATCACCTGGCGGACGTCGTGCTTCATTTCCTCATCGGCGCCGAACTCCGAACCGATGTAGTGGTTGAAGACGGACTCGAAGAATTCCAGCCGCGGACAGATACTGTCTCGGTAAACTGACCGTAGGTTTTCGGTCACGTTCGAAAACGTTGCATGATCAAGGATGTGCGCCGCGGTGGGTGTCAGATCGTAACGGGCGCAAACCTCTTCGCGGTCTAGCTTTCTCGCGTCAATGTACTGCATCTCCTCTGAGGAGAGCTGCCATTGCTCAAGTTTCGAACCGTTCTCCAACACCACAGCGCGGCCGGCGTTTTCGGCGCCCCCGTACATCATCTGAAGGTCTTCGCGGAGGGTCTTTTTACCTTCAGGGCTCATCTTGCCCTCGACGTGCATCACCGCTGAGGGGCGCAGATTGTGTTTCCAGAACGACGAATACGCCCGCCTAGAGGCATCCTCGTTGTAGAGGGTGGAGCGGATGGCCTCGAGAGGGGACAAGCCTCTCATGGCGAGTTCGGGGTTGTAGTTCAGGAACGGAACAACCATGTCTTCGGACATCAACTCGTTGGGCTGACCCATGAATCGGTAGGTGGTCTGCCCTAGTTGGTTCCGGAAGATCTGCGTCAACGCGGGGTGCATCGGTAGAAACCCGATGGTGTTTCCGCGCTGCCGGAATGTCCACTGAGGATTGCCGTCTTTGTCGACGCCGCCATAGTTGAATTCAGGCTCGCCGTCGCGCACCTTGACCAGGAAGGCTTCTCCGTAAATCAAAAATGTTGTGGCAAGCCAACTGCGGAACACCCGCGGCGGCAGATATGGGCACGGATTCGCCATCAGCCGCGAATACGGGCTGGAGCCTTTCCCGCGTACCGGGATAAGGATGTTACCTTCGGCTGGGGAGGTGTCCCAGACACGCGTCTCTAGCCTGGATATGTTTTTCGCGATGATGTCGACCACGGTCGCCACCCACGGCTGCCGCATATACAGCTGGGCGTAGCTTTGAAACTGGGTTTCAAGCTGCATCCCTTGCCGGGACACGAAGTAGCCGTTGAAGAACAGCGGGGCAGTCTCCGCGAACGCCTGAGGCGCGATCGGCTGGTTGAGCCCGTTCGCGAGGATCACCGAAGCTCCTGCAAATACGGGGCCGGCGAAACGTCGTGTTTGACCCACAGACGTCCGGGGATCTCTGTGGGTGTATCGCCGGTATGCTTCGCAACGGTGGCGCAGTCATCGAAAACCCAATAGGTCGAGTCGTTCTCGACTAGCACACCCGAGAAGGCGCCCTCGTTCGCCGGCAGATGCACCGTGAACCGGCGACGAATAGCCTTACGCAGCAACCTATTACGAAACATCAGATGATGACGATCCGGTTGTTCTCGTACACGCTGTAAACCTCCCGGCCTCTAGTCCACCAAGCGTTGACGGCCATGATCGCGGAAGGAACAGCGTCAATGCGGTTGCTGGAAACGTCTCGTTTGATTTTGGCCGGCATAATCAAGTCCGGGTCGGATGTGTGGAGTTTGGCTTCGCAACAATCGAAACACCACCTAGCCAAGGGATTGGCGTGGTGGCGGACCTGCTTTGTCTTCACCAACTCAAGCAGGCGTTTCATCGGATCGGACATGTGCAGGAAATCATTCGAGTAGGCCATGACATCATCGTCCGAGATATAGGTCCGATACCCGATCTCCTGCAATGGTCCATCGGACGACCATCGATCGGCGTCGATGCCGAGTACCGTGAAACGCTCCGAGTCGGCCTCAACAGCCTTAAATACCGGTGAGGTTTCCGATTTCAGGTCTAGGACATTGCCGTCGGTGACTTCGAGCCAGCCGTCTTTCACCCACTGGGCCAGTTTCCCGCTGTGGGCTTTATTCAACCGCTCGTAGGCTTCTCGTGGTAGCCAATGGCGCCACACAAGGTCGCACTCGTCCCCATTGGGAAGCAGATAGCAGATTGAGCAAAGATCTTGGCGCGCAGCGAGGTCGATCCCCATCCAGCACTCACGGCCGGCGAAAGCATCCAATGTGGCCTGGGCGTTCCCGTAGCGGGTGCCTTCGCATTCGTCCCACAAGTGCATGGGCATCCAGTGGACTTCCGAACCCAACGTTTGGTTGAGCTGGAATCGGCGGAAGGAAAGTTCAGCGACAGGATCGTTTTTGGCCTCGAGCGCCATGCGGCGCATTTCCTCAAGGGACAGGAAATCCCCCAAAGCGGGGTTGGGGATGTACCAGTTGCGCTCATCCCAAATATCCGCATCAAGGGGCAGGTTCTTGATCCACGCGAAGACGTGCGGTTCCCGCTCGGGGTCTTCAACCACCCTGATCATGCGGCGGTGGAGGTCGGCGCCGAATGATTCGTCCGCGGCGGGAGCAGTCGTCGCGGCCACCATGAGGGGTTGGAGTCGGTCCATTGACCCCATACCGGATCGCAGGGCGTTCCATACTTCAGCGCCGGAAGGCGTGGGCCATGCGAGGATCTCATCCGCGGCCACCCCGGAGGGGTTTCCACCGAGGAGCCGGCCGCCATCGGCGGCTTTGACTTTGTAGACGCTGTTACTGTCCGGTCTGACGATCCGCTTAGTCGATGGAATGACCTTGGCACCTAGAGATAGGTCAGGTTCCAGAAGAACCATTTGCGAGGCTACGTCGAACACCGCGGACGCTTGTTCTCGGTCCTTAGCTACAGAAATTAGCTCCGCGGAGTGTTCTCCATCGGCGAAAAGCAGGTAGAGCATGATCCCGGCTAAAATCTGACTTTTCCCGTTTTTGCGGGCCATCTCGATGTAGCCGATGCGGTATTGCCGCGTGTAGGTCTGGTGTTCCTCGGACCACACCACACGCCCGAACAAAGGACGGAGAATTTCCTCGGACTGCCAGTCCCGCAGCTCAAATCGTTTCCGGTGCTGCGTGCCCTTAGTATGGACCAGCAGTTCCTCGAAGAACTGGCAGACGTGGTCGGCGCGAGGAATGCAGAAGTGGTCGCCCACCTCATGGCATTCGGTAGCTACGTCGTATTTGTCGTAGTTGATTCGACCGCAGGGCTCAACTGAGGAGCCGCGCTGCGCCGGACCGCCGGCCCCCGTCATCGCCAACCTTCAACGCAGCTCGGTCGCCCGGAGTCAACCCAAACTTCTGACCCGTCGCGCGCATCATCGCGTCCGCCTTCTCCATCACACGGAAAGCCGGGTCTATCGCCGCCTGATTCCGCGACCCCGTGGTATCGAGCTTGTCCTTGCCGTTCATCTCGGCCATCGCCCGGTAATACATCGCCGTCGCATTGCAGAACGCCGAGAACAAATCCACATCCCAGCTGGTCAAGACCTTTTTCTTGATCAGGTCGGGAGCTAATCGGCCCCACACCTTCTGGGCATCTTCTGAAAGTTCGACAGGCGGCACGATGCGGCCTTCGCTCGGGACGGGTTCATCTCGATTTATGCGATCTTCTCGGGAACCCTCGAGGGCCTTGAGGTGGTTAGGCCGCGGAGCGAATCCTTTTCCGGCCATCGTTTCCTCCCTTCGACCTTGTCGGATTTCCGAATGTTGCAGACAAGGTGAGCGCATTGCAGATTGTCGTAGGTATGCGTCCCTCCTTTAGCGAGAGGGATGATGTGGTCGAGGCTCACCGACATCGGATCTGGATGACGTGCCTGCCGATTGACTGGGTCGTTACAGATCTGGCAGATCCAATCATCTCGGCTGTAGATAGCCGTAGGGGGTACCGGTTCGCCCAGCCGAATGGCAGCGCGTTCCATTGCGCGCCTATATTTTTTGTCCGCAATCCGTATCTGGCGAAAATGATGCGCCCGACAATCCGCTGAGCACAGCATCAACGGCCTAATCGGCTTCACGCCTGGACGATGGGGGCGTGTAGTCAATACGTGGACAAAAGGTTCATCACAAACGCGGCAACTACCCATAACAAACATGGGTGTTCGCGCAGAACCAGATAGCGCCCGCCTCAGCCTCGATTCTGCGCGCCTTCTTCTCGCATTACGCGCTGGCCGCGTATTGATGGGAAAGCATTGCGGTCCGCAATAATCTCGGCGTCCTGATCTATTTCGGTCACCATGACGGGACGGAAACAGCTCACCACAGTATTTGCAGGTCCGCATAGGAGCCCGCTCCTGCTTCATATGCTGATGCAGGCAAGGCCGCGAACAGTACTTACTCGCAATTTTGCGCGGTATAAATATGCGCCCGCAAAACAGGCACCGTTTAGCTTCAAGCATTGGCTGTGCTCTTTTCGAACAAAAGAGCGAACACTGTTCGAACAAGTGTTCGCTAGATGATCAACCGCTATTTGACAAGCGGCGGATGTAACAAAACCCCAGAGTGGTCAGCGTTTAATCCGTG